ATTTTATAGTTGCTACAACTTCATCTTCGTCTTCATCTTCTTCGTCATATTCATCAGAGTATATAGAATTATCATCCTCATAATCAAAGTCTTTATCCTTGTCTTCATCTTTATCCTTGTCTTCATCTTTATCCTTGTCTTCGTCTTTATCTGTCTCTTCGCTGCTATTTTCTTTTTTTGTTTCATCTTCAGTTTTTGTATCGTCCTCAACATTCATTTTTTCTTCATCTTGAGATACTAAATCTTTTCCTTCAATCGCTTCCGAATCATCGTCCTCAGTATCGCTGTCTTCTACTTCCGAATCCATTTCATCTGTATCAGAATCACGATTCACGACATTATTCGAATCAGATTTAGAGTCTAATAATACTAGGTCATCGTCGTGAACTACAGTAGCTATTTCTTTTAGCTCATCTAAATTGATAACAGTAACTAATTCATCATAGATTTTTTTTACCATGTCGTTTTCTATAGTCTGAACTCGAATAACCTTTTTAAACTCTCTTGTATCGTTGCTTCCTGCATATTTGTCAATGTCTGTGTGATTTACAGTAAACAAATCCCCGTTCTTTTTATAAAAGAAATTTGAATCGACCAAAACATCCATATCGTCGTGCACATTTATATTAAAGTTATTTTTCACTGCTAAATAAGAACCATAAAAATCTATGCCGTGGATAAAATTATGTCCATGTAATAACCTGCTTGATAAAAAAGAGAAGAATGAATCTACATAGGCCGAATTATTGGCATCCCTCATTTTTTTAGAAACTGGTGTATGATTAGACGTCTCGTTTAAAACAGGCAAATGATTTATATCAAAAGAATCATATTTGCCAACCATGTATTTAATAGGGTCTAGTAATGGAGAAATCTTAAAAAATACATTTTTTTCGGCAAGTTTTTTGCTATTTTTATCCATTATTTTTCCTAAAAAGGTGTTTTCATCTTCTTTAAAATGAACAGAGTAAAGAGATAGATAATTATTTAGATTAATTGAATTGTAATTATTTTCTTTAAGAGAAAAAAAGGTTGAATAAATGGGAACATAATTCTGCACGTTTGATACATTCAAAAGTTCTTTATTTTCTAAACAATCGAATAAGATTTTATTAGAACGTTTTGTATAGGAGAAATCCATTATTGTATAACCAACATAATAATTGTCTATAAACAAACGTTCTACACTTATTCTTCTCTAATTATAATTATAATAAATTATGAATTGCGGAAAAACAATTCGTTTTTTTTCTAAAAGACATTTAAAGCATATAAATGACATTGGAAATGAAAAAATTCAATATGAAGGAAATTAGTTTCAGACCAGATGAAAATAAAGGACCTGTCATAGTATTAATAGGTCGAAGAGATACAGGAAAAAGTTTTCTAGTAAGAGATTTATTATATCATCATCAGGATATTCCAATAGGAAGTGTCATATCTGGAACTGAAGCTGGCAATGGTTTCTATAGCACTCATGTCCCGAAACTATTCATCCATGACGAATACAATTCGGTAATAATTGAAAATATTCTTAAAAGACAGAGAACAGTATTAAAACAAGTAAAGAAAGAAACCGAGATGTATAAAAAATGCACTATCGACCCTAGAACATTTGTTATACTAGATGACTGTTTATATGATTCGACATGGACTAGAGATAGGATGATGCGTTTATTATTTATGAACGGACGCCATTGGAAAGTCATGTTGATAATTACTATGCAATATCCGTTGGGTATTCCTCCAAATCTTAGAACAAACATAGATTATGTATTTATTCTTAGAGAGCCTTATATTGCCAACCGTAAAAGAATATGGGAGAATTATGCTGGAATGTTTCCTACATTCGAGTCATTCTCTCAAGTTATGGATCAATGTACTGAAAATTTCGAATGCCTAGTTATAAACAATAATGCAAAGACTAATAAACTACAGGACCAAATATTCTGGTACAAGTCTGAAAAACATGCAGACTTTAGATTAGGCTCTAAGGAATTCTGGGATTTATCAAAGGAACTTGATTCAGAAGACGACGAACCTAGCTATAATCCAAATGATTCAAAGAAAAAGAAAAACTGTCAGAAAATAAACGTTAAAAAGAATAAGTGGTGATAGGTGATTTGATACATTTATTTAATTTAATTTATGATTTTTTGGTTATGTAAATTTTTTTGACAACTAAAAAACTTGTCATATAATCTATTACATGTATCATTATCATTATTTCTATACATAATACAATTATTAAATCTATATTCATCTATAATATGATGACAATTAATAGTAGTATCAGTATCAGTATTGGACGAACTTGTATTTGGTAAACTAGATGTTTCTGGGACTGTTTCAGTTACAGATTCAGATTTATTAACAACATTTACTGTTCTATTTCCAAAAATACTGTCGGTAATTCTTGCTCCAATACTTGAACCAATTCCAAATCCAAATCCTGATTTAATATTATCCATCATAGAAGGCGGATGATAAGTTGTGGATGATGTAGTATTATGAGAATTTCCTTGTATAGTATTACTTCTAGTAGGTTTAGATATAGATATGTACTTGGAAGATTTATTATTTGTTTTACTAGTCATGTTTAATATGATGTTATATAATTAAATATTTATATATAAATCGTAAATATTTAATTATATTTTTATTGTATTTTATGTTATGTTATATTTTTATTTTTTAAAGATCATCCTTATCAGACTTTTTATGGTCGATTACGATATTATCTGATTCAAATAATGTGCGTTGAACATTGAGATCAGGTTTATCTCTCTTTTTAATCTCCTCATACCCGTAATCATCGTTTTCACCTATTTCCATAGGATTAAATGCATTGGAATCCTTAACACTTACCAAGTTTCCATCAGAGTTCAATGTTTGAGTTAATACGTTTCCAGACTTTAGGGCCTTTTGACGGTTATCCTCCATTGCCTTTTCCTTGGTCTCTCTGATTCTCTTGTCAAACTCAGTTTTAGCAGTTGTTTCATTCTTGTTTTTCTCGTGCATAAGCTGGTTCAACTCCTCCTCTAGATACTCAACGCGACCAGTTTTATATGCCTCTGGATGGAATGGCATCCAAATGCCTACTTGTCCTACATACACATCGTGATTTGGGTCAATCTCTCTAAGAGTTTTGCATCTCATCTCTGCCTCTTGTTGACTATTGAAAGAACCACGAACCTTGAGTCCTCTAACACTCGTTTGAAATTTATTTTCCTCATTAAACTCCTTTTCAAGTTTTTCTTCATTGTTATCTAAATATGTTTTGAACTCATCTTCCAAAGACGAGGCGAATAACTTTCCACCCTCCTCTTTACAAAACTCGTTCATATCAGCATTTAGTTTATCAAAGTCAATTCCATATTTATAACTTACAAAATGTAGAAATTGAGAATACTTTTCCAAAGACTTTTTGATGTCCCATTTATTTAGGAACTTTGAGAACATAAATAGTTCTCGGTTTTTAAGTATTTTTTCAGGAGAAAGAAATGAAACACAGCAATAAGATTGACCGGCAATAGGCTTGTCCTCGTCAAGGACATCAACATATTTAGGATTTGCGCTTCCATCATCCTTTTTTTTATACTCAACCCCCTGCTGCTTTCCACTATTCTCCATCTTTGCCTGTCTCTCTGCGCTTTTCTGTTTAGCAAGACGTTGATGCATTATTATTAGTTACTATATATTTCTATTTAAGTTTATTTTTTACAATTAATAAAAGCTAGTTGTTTTGTTTTTTTCTACTATATTAATATATAGAAATGTATTTACAAGGTTTAGACGTCGGAGAATTACTGAAACGCACAATGAAGTATTTAGTAGAAGGTCTTATGGTCGCTATTGCTGCTTATGTTATTCCTAAAAAGTCTCCTACTTTGGACGAAGTTGCGTTGATTGCATTGACCGCGGCAGCTACCTTTAGCATTTTAGACACATATATTCCATCTATGGGGGTTCATGCTAGAAGCGGTGCAGGCTTTGGTATTGGAGCGAAATTAGTAGGATTCCCAGCATTGGGTTAAACATATGTATGTAATTACTAATTATTTCCAATCCCTTTTTATTTTTTATTTTTTTCAATTATCTCACAAAATAAATAAATATAACGTAATATTTATTTATTTATTTATTAAAACATTTTTTAAATTTAAATAGTCGAAATGAACTCCCAGTTAAGTTCGTCGCAAATTTTCTTCCATATTTCATCTTGTTCTATTCGTTTCTCTCTGTCTTTTAGCATTGGAAAAAACGGGAGAAACTGTTTCTGGTCTAATAATTCACAGAGCTTATAAACAGTATAATAGTAATTAAGAAAGTTGACTCTATTGTCTGGACAATACTTGGCATACGGTCCTTGAATATCGATGAATAAATTACACAACCTTTCTTCCAAATCAGGGCTCATTATTGGAGGTTTAATACCAAGTTTATCCTTTATAAATGGAATGTGTTCGTAATACTTGTTGTAGCCCAATTTCTTTAAAATATCCTTTGCCCTTTTATTTGTAATTTGAGAGATGTGTATTCTCTCCTTTTTAATCTGCTGTTTTATTGTTTCAATCACATCCTCTGGTATCTGTGTAGTTTCTTTTGCTTGAAACTGTGCCAATATTTCTCGGAAATGATTAATTCGTTTGTATGCATAAAAGCATACTTCCTTGGGCGGCTCCTTGTATACTGGTTTGTCACTATCCACAAGAAATTTAAAATGATAATAACATTGGTTGCATACAACAACTCCATCATGTTCTACAGGAATGAGTTCGCCTTTATTACATAATTTGCAAATGTCAGACTGAACTGTATAGTTATGAATATTCAAATATGATTCATCGACATTTGTGAAATATTTATTTACATTTGTATTCTTTTCGTCTTCTGTAATATTTCGCCCCTTGTCCAGTTTGAAAAAATGATTAAGTAATATTGTTTTATTATTTCCTTCTGATATACTCTTTTTATTTTCGAAATAGTCAAATATGTATTTTGAGTTATCAAGAAGATAATTCATCTCCAATTCTTTAATTCTTTTGATTTCTTTGGTAATAAATTTCAATCTATCCTTTTTTTCCATTTCTTCTTCGATATTAGCGCAATCATTTTTATTTATACTATTTAGCAATTCTCTCTTTTCTTCAATCAATGCCGGAATAGTTATTTCCTTATACTCTTTGAACTTTCCAATCATTTCTTTATGTTTTATATCGAGCGTGATATTCTTCTTTTTATCAATAATAATTTTTTTAGTATTCTTAGGCTTAAACTTGCTCATTAATATTATATATATCCCTAATATGGGTTTAATACAATTATTTTCCATGTTTATTAATTAATTTTATTAAACAAAATCGTTATTATGATAACAAAAATAAAATGGTGTTTAATTATAAGTCTTAATGAATGAAAATAATAATAATAATAATGATTCTACTATAAAAAGCAATAAGAAAATATCAACATCAAAAACAAACAATAATAAATTAATAAGCAATATCTCAAAACAAAAAATAGACTACATCAAGCTTCAGAAAATGTCGTTTATATACAATGCTATTCAAAGTGGATGGAATGTCAAAAAAGAAAGGGGGAAATATATCTTTACCAAAAGGCATCACAATAAGAAGGAATATTTCTACGATTCTTATTTAAAAGAGTTTATAGAGTCCAATATAGGCGCAGATACAGAGTCTGGTTTAGTGCCAGATAGAGAATAAGTTTAGTAAACTTAATATTTGTAAAAAAAAGCACTACCCTAATTTAAAAAAATCATATAAAGAAAATAATTAAATTAAACAAATTATTTTTTTTTCTTTAGCAATATTATAAAACAATGGGTGGTGGATTAATGCAACTTGTCGCTTATGGTGCTCAGGATGTCTATCTTACAGGCAATCCTCAAATTACTTTCTGGAAGGTTACTTACCGTAGACATACCAATTTTGCTATGGAGTCTATTGAACAAACTTTCAACGGACAAGCCGATTTCGGTCGAAGGGTTACGTGCACAATTAGCCGCAACGGTGATCTTTGCTACCGCATATACCTTCAGGTTACTCTTCCTGAAATCAACCAGTCGATGAAAAATACCACTGGAGCTGTTTATGCTAGATGGCTCGATTTCCCCGGAGAGCAGTTGATTTCTCAGGTTGAAACTGAAATCGGAGGTCAGAGAATCGACCGTCAATATGGTGACTGGATGCACATCTGGAACCAGTTGACTCTTTCCAAGGAACAGGAACGTGGATACTTCAAGATGGTTGGTAACACCACCCAGCTGACTTATATCACCGATCCCTCCTTTGTTGACGTCGACGGACCTTGTGGTGGAACTAGCGCTCCTCGCCAGGTTTGCGCTCCTAGAAACGCTCTCCCCGAGACTACTCTCTATGTTCCCTTCCAGTTCTGGTTTTGCCGCAACCCTGGTCTGGCTCTTCCTCTCATTGCTCTTCAATACCACGAGGTCAAGATTAATCTCGACCTGAGACCTATTGATGAATGTCTGTGGGCAGTCTCTAGTCTTTCCGAGACTTCTGGAAGCGTCAAGGTCACTCAGGCATACAACCAGTCTCTTGTTGCTGCATCTCTGTATGTTGACTACGTCTTCCTCGACACTGATGAGCGTCGCCGAATGGCCCAGAACCCTCACGAGTATCTGATTGAACAGCTTCAGTTCACTGGTGACGAGTCTGTTGGTTCTTCTTCCAACAAGATCAAACTCAACTTCAACCACCCTTGCAAAGAACTTGTCTTTGTCGTTCAGTCTGATTCCAACGTTGACTATTGCAGCTCTCTTGATGCTGGAGGTCTTCTCTACAAGACTCTTGGTGCTCAGCCCTTCAACTATACCGATGCTATTGATGCTCTTCCCAATGCCATCCACTCATTTGGAGGCAAACTCAGCACTTCTGCTACCACGGCTTCTTTCATCGGAACTTCTGGTCTCTTCAACGATGCCGGCGCTGATGATGTTCTGGCTACTGGCTTCTGGACTAACGCAAGCGCTGCAGGTGGTCAAACTGGGTTTGATAACAACCTCGCAGCAATTTCAAACTCTGGTGTTTCTGATGCAGGCACATTCGTTCTTGCTGAATCCGCTCTCGACATGCACTGCTGGGGACAGAACCCCGTTGTCACCGCCAAGCTTCAGCTCAACGGCCAGGATCGCTTCACCGAACGCGAAGGTACTTACTTCGACCTTGTTCAGCCTTACCAGCACCACACTCGTGCTCCTGACACTGGTATTTGCGTGTATTCGTTCGCCCTTCGCCCCGAAGAACACCAGCCCAGTGGAAGCTGCAACTTTTCCAGAATCGACAATGCTACTCTTCAGCTCGTCCTTTCCAACGCAACTGTGCAGGGTACCAACACCGCCAAGGTCCGTGTCTATGCTACTAACTACAACGTGCTGAGAGTCATGAGTGGTATGGGTGGATTAGCATACAGTAATTAAGAGGAATGGGTATAAAATATTATTGTTATTAATTAAATATTAACGAATAAACCATATAAATAGAATCATATTATATAAAGTATATAATATGAATAAAATTGATTCATATCAAAGCCTTTCATCTACAAAGACAATAAACGAAACCGAAATGAAGCCAATTTACTCAACCAATGAAGAACTTATGTGCGGCGAGATTAAATACAATAACCGAACTTATCTTGTTGATTTTATTACCAAGGATAAGTTAATTAATTCAAAAAATAAATTTGTTTTTGTAAATGAAAATGACATTTATCCATCATACGTGTCAAATTATAAAAGAGTAAATTATCTTAGTTTCGTATTTAATTATAATTCAGAATTAGATTGTTGTGTATTCAAAAACAACAATCAATATGATTTGCGAAGAAAAAATGTAGAGTTATATCATCATTACCATAAACAACTTATTGAAAATAAAAAATACGAAGTAACTGAATATATAGAAGGACATTATTATAACATAGGACACGATGCAAATATTATGAAAAATCCAATTTGGAGAGTAAAAGAAAAAGACAATGGAAAAGAATATTTATTAATGTATTGCGAGAAAGATACGGTTATAAAATTGTGTGATAAAAGTTATCAAGTTATAAAAGATTATGAAAAGAATCTAGAAAAAAATTTAAAAAATAAAATAGGAAGATGTCTTACTTGGTATAAATGTAAAAATGGATACATTCAAACACACAATTATTCTGATGAAAAAATATATTATATCCACCAAATAATTACTGGTTGTCACGGCAACGGAAAGGGAACTAAAAATGTAAGCGTAGACCACATAGACCAAGACCCATTAAACAATACATTTGATAATTTGCGTATAGCTACAAGGAAAGAACAAGAACAAAATTGTAATGGAACAAAAGACGGGACTAAACGTGCTAGAAAAACAGGCGCAAAAGATTTGCCAGAAGGCATTGAACAAGATATGATGAAAAAATACGTGGTTTATTATCACGAATGGTTAGATAAAGAAAATACAAAACCTAGAGAATATTTTAAAGTAGAAAAACATCCAAAATTGGATAAACCATGGATAGGGACAAAATCAGGCAAAGTTTCCATTATGGAAAAACTAAAACAAGCTAACAAAATCGTGGATAATTTGGAAAAAGATCTTTATCCTGAAACCGAAAATGTAAAATTACCAAAATATGTATCGTTAGTCGTATCAAGAGAGAAGCCGCATTTGGTATTTGAAAAAAGAATAGATGGAAAAAGACTTGGGTTGAAAATGATATTGCCAGAAGATTATGACTTGCAAGAACAATTAGCAGTTCTAAATGATAAAATTAAAAAAAAATATTCGACATCTGAAACTGGAACCGATTCCGAAACCTATATAACTTTATAAATATGTATAATAAACTTGCACAGTAATTACGAGCATAAGTAATTACGAGCATAAGTAATTACGAGCATAAGTAATTACGATCACGACGTCATATATAATCACATATTTCAGCTATAATTTTTCCGTCTTTTCGTACAAGTTTAAATGGTTTCCCACATCCATATATCATTCCTTTGCTGAATACTTGGTCACAATATGCTTTAGGTGCATGTGGATGCATCTGATTCCCATTTTTTTTATAAACACCGTGTCTAAAAATAGCACAGTTTATTTCATTAGGGTCTATAATAACTGGTAATCCGCATTCTTTGTGAGGACAATTAATATTTATTATTGGATGAGAAGACATAATACTATTATAATATCCTTGTTATTTTTTTTCAATCGTCCGAACTAAACAACAAGTTCATGTTAATAACTTCTTGTTTTTCGGTTTCTTCTAAGAATAATTTACGTATCAATTCGTCATCTCTAAACCGAATACTGTAATCGTATTGCACATTCGTTCTTCCAACTCGTCCCATAGCCTGAATACATTTTTCCTGACTTATGTGTCCCAAATCCTTGCTAATATAACCGTGACAAAATTGGTAATTCGTTCCATAAATATAGTCAGACGACGCGATAATCAAATACAAATGCTGAGATTGCGCCAGGTCCTTCATTATTTCAGTATATCTTGTGCTTTTATGTGTAGTAAAAACCCCTATACCCATCATGAGTAGCAATTTCCAACTGTCTTCTATATCGTCTAACAACATGAGCTTTTCTATAACAGAGTCGCAAATATTGGGGATAAATGAGCGATTGCTAGTTTTTACTCCTCCCAAATATCTAGTCATGTGTTCTTTAGTGTTTGGAACAAACATTGAGTTGAGCGAAACTACTTTAATCATCGTTTTCAATTCGCAAATATTTTCCATGATTCGTCTTGTTTCAGGCGTATTGCATTTATCAGATTTTTCATCATCATCGGGTTTTCCTCCATTCTTTTTTATTTGAATATCATCAATTGTCTTTTGTAAAGAACTAATCTTTTCATTTATTGTTCTATTAT